CAGCGCCGCAGCCGATCGGCCACAAGCGGCGATCGTCTATCAGATGATGGAGGATATCGCGCTCGCGAACGAAGTGCTCGCGGCGCGGATCGCGTTCAAGAGCTTTAAGAAACAGGCGGAGGATATCGTCAATCACTCCCGCTACGCGGCGCTGTCGAGCGACGCGAAGAAAGCGCACGGGCTCTCGCCTACATTCTTTGTGGCAGACGAGGTTGCGCAGTGGCGCGGGCGCGACCTCCTAGACGCGCTGCGCACCGGGAGCGGGGCACACGATGAACCGTTGGGGCTGGTCATTTCGACCCGCTCGCCGGACACTAACAGTCCGTTGGAAGAGCTGATCTCCTACGGCCTCAAGGTCGCCGCTGGCGAGATCGTCGATCCGACCTATCGACTCTACCTATATAGCGCGCCGATCGACGCGGACCCGTGGTCGCCGGACACGTGGAGGCTGGCGAATCCGGCAATGGGCAAGTTCCGAAGCCTGAAAGATATCGAGGTTCTGGCCGGGCAGGCGCAGCACATTCCAAGCATGGAGGCATCGTTTCGAGCCTACGTGTTAAACCAGCCTGTCGCGACCGATCGGCGATGGCTAGGGCCGGGAGATTGGGAAGCCTGCGCAGGCGACGCCGCGCCAGCGGGCGAGTGCCACGGCGGTCTTGACTTGTCGGCTGGCCCGGCGGACCTGACGGCGTTCTCGCTCTACTGGCCCTCCACCGGCACGCTCAAGACGTGGGCATTTCTGCCGGAAGCGTTAATCGATCTCAAAGGGAAACAGGACAACGCGCCCTACGCGCTATGGGCGCAACAGGGGCACGTGATCCGAACCCCTGGCAAGACTATAGACCGGGCATGGCTTGGCGCGTGGATCGCCGGGCAGACGAACGGCCTCGAATTGAAGGCAATCGCCAGCGATAGATGGATGATCGACGATTTCAAGGCTCAGTTGGAGCGCGAAGGGATCGAATTGCCGCTGCAACCGCATGGAGCTGGCTACAAGGACGTGTCGCCATCCCTCTCGGCATTCGAGGCGCAGGTACTATCAGCCAAGCTCCGCCACGGCGGGAACCCGCTGTTGCGGTGGGCTGTATCGAACGTGTTGCTCGACAGCGACCCGGCCGGGAACCGGAAGCCTGCCAAGAACCGCAGCGTCGGGCGCATCGATCCTGCCGTCAGCGCGATTTATGCCGTGGGGATCGCGACCCGCCATCGGACAGATGAGATCGATTTCGGCGATCGAGCTTTGGTGATCTCAATCTAGAAAACCCCGGCGCATTGAAACTTAGGCAGCAAGGTTGAATCAACCTTGACTAGACTCAATGTTGATTTTTTGCTACCAGATCAATCAACCTATTGTGCTTGGGGGCACGACCATGACTTTGCGCGAGCTACTTCAAAAGCGGGCCGCTCTCACGACGGAAATGCGGTCAATCGTCGATAAGCCGACTGGCGAGGGCGGCGATCTCGCGGCCGAACAGGAAACCCGATTCGGCACTCTGAAAACCGAGCTGGCCTCCGTGGAAAAGCAAATCGAACGCCAGCAATTTATCGACGATGCCGAGCGCCGGAGCGCGGCCACGCCGATCGGCTCGACGGGCGATAACCGGCTCGATACGGCGCTCGGCGAGTACAGCTTTCGGCGGGCCATCCTGTCGCAGATTCCGGGCCATCAGATCGATTGCCGCCGCGAGGTTGAGGTCGGCCAGGAAATCGCCCGCCGCAGCGGTCGGAATTTCGAGGGGATCGCTGTCCCGACGCAGATTTTGCGCCAGCCGATCGAACAGCGCGTCACGACGACGGGCAGCCCGGCGGAAGGCTCCAATCTGATTCAGACGGACTTGCTGGCCGGGCAGTTTATCGACTTGCTGCGCGCCGCGCTGGTCACGCGTCAGCTTGGTTGCCGCGTGCTCGGGAACCTTGTCGGAAATATCGACATTCCCAAGCAAATCGGGGCGACGACTTCGGGATGGGTCGCGGAAAACTCCGCGCTCGACGACAGCGACGCCGAGTTTGCCAGCGTGTCGCTGTCGCCTCGCCACGTCGGCGCGGTGTCGGAGATCAGCCGCAACATGCTGATGCAATCCTCGCTCGACGTGGAACAGCTCATGCGGGCCGATCAAGCGGCCGTCGTGGCGCGGGCGATCGACCTTGGCGCACTCAACGGAACCGGCGGCGTCGAGCCTACGGGGGTTCTGACGGCCGTCGAGCCGACTGCGGGCGGCACGCCGACGTGGGCCAAAATCCTCGAGCTGATCGAAGCTGTCGAGTTGGGGAACGTCCCTCTTGGCGGCGCGGGCTGGCTTCTGCATCCGTCGACTCGCCGGTTGCTTCGCTCGACGGAAGTCGTGAACGGGTTCCCGCAGATGATCATGCAGGACCCGAACACGCTGGCCGGTTACCCGGCCGTGGCGTCGACGATCGTCCCGGCTGGCGCGAGCGGGCCGGAATACCCGCTGGTCTACGGTCAATGGTCCGATCTCATTATGGGATATTGGAGCGAGCTTGACGTGCTCGTTAACCCCTACGAGACGACGGCCTACAGCAAGGGCAACGTCAAAATCCGGACGATGGCGACGTGCGACGTGGCGCTGCGCCATGTCGAGAGCTTCGCCTACTACGGCGACTTGGAAACCTCGTAACCGGAGGCTCCATGGACCTCGAACGCCGGGCTGCATCCCTTGAGCTGCGCGCCAACGGGCGCCGGCTTGAGGGATACGCGGCCGTCTTCGGCCAGGAAGCCAGGATCGGGAATTTTACCGAGACGATCGCGCCGGGCGCGTTCGCCAGCTCGCTCACGTCCGGCAAGGATGTTCTGGCGCTGGTCGACCATCGCTCCGATGCGCTACTGGCCCGCACGAAGAGCGGGACGCTGCGGCTGAGCCAGGACTCGAAGGGTCTAGCCTTCTCGCTCGACGTGCCGAAAACGGGCCTCGGCAACGATATCCTCGCCCTCGCCGAGCGGGGCGACCTGGGCGGCATGTCTTTTGCCTTTCGGACGTCACCGGGCGGCGACGATTGGGCAGGCAACAAACGCACCTTGCGCTCGGTTGATCTCCACGAAATCAGCGTCGTGCAAGCGCACCCGGCATATGCCGGAACCTCCGTCGCGGCGAGGGGGATCGTCCCGGCGCGGCTGCGCCTCGCGCGGCTATTCCTTGAGAGTCTGTAGTCATGCGCTGGCCGTGGAGCCGTGAGAAGCGCGACTCGGCGCCTCCGGATATCAGTTGGGATTTGCTCGCCAACATGGCGCAGCAGTACCCGCACAACCACGGGCCGCTGTTCGCCGAGAACTTGAGCGTGGTCTATGCCTGCGTCCAGGGGATCGCATCGGCCATCGCCAGCCTGCCGGTCACGATCTTTCGACCCGATGGCGACAACAAGGTTGCCGACAATTCGAACCCCATGAACCGGGTCATCCGAGGGGGTCCGAACGCGGCGCAGTCGTGGCCGGACTTCATCGAATGGATCGTCGCCTCAACGCTCTTGCGGGGCAACGGGGTTGCCGAGATCGCGATCGACGGTCGCGGCGCCGTGACGGGCCTTAACCCGATCCCGTGGCAAATGATCATGCCGCAGCTCCTACCCTCCGGCCGCCTCGCATTCGACGTGAACGGCCTCACCGGCATTTGGGGGCAAACCGGACAGGTGCGCCGGTTGTTCGCCGATGAGTGCTTGTATCTCACGGATCGGTCTGACTTCGGGCTGATCGGCAAGAGCCGTCTGTCACGAGCCGCGGCTACCGTGCAAACGGCCGCACAAGTCCAAGAATTCGCCATGCGCATGTTCGAAAATCAGGCGACTCCTTCGGGGGTTCTGTCGAGCGACAACAAGATCGCTCCGGACTCGATGACCCGCCTTATCGATGCGGTCAAAGAGCGGTTCTCGGGAACCGGGAATGCCCGAAAAGTCATGATCCTTGATCAAGGCTTGAAGTGGCAGCAAATCAGCGTGTCGCCGGAGGATGCCGAGCTATTGGCCTCGCGCCGGTTCTCGACGGAAGAGCTGGCCCGTATCTATCAAGTCCCGCCGCCGCTTGTCGGCATTTGGGATCATAGCAGCTTCACGAACAGCCAGACGGCCGGGACCTGGTTCGCCGTCTTCACGCTGTCGCCGTGGATCGCCAAACTTGAGGCAGGCTTGGCGCGATCGGTATTTGCCGGGTCCCCGTCTTATCTGAATTTCGACCTTGGCGGCCTACTGCGCGGGGACCCTCTGCAACGTTGGCAGAGCTACGATATCGCCAGCCGGAACCATATCCTGCGGCCGAACGAAATCCGTGGCCTTGAGGGCTTCAATCCGATCGAAGGCGGCGACGACTTCCCGGCTGTCGCGGCCGATCTCCAACGGCCGCCGCCGGGAGTGCCAATTCCGGCCACAAGCCAATGATGAACGCAGCCGCCCGGCGTTGCATCCGTGGCCTCGATACCGCGCTTGAGCGGACTGGCGAGTTGATCACGATCGCGAGGTTGCACGACGCGCCAGACGGCGGGCAAGTCGCGTTCAGGTGCGAGAACATCCCGGCCAAGGTGCAATTGGTCGCGCCGCAAGAGTTGACGGTTAACCTGCCTGACAGCGTGATCATTATCTCGCCGACGCGGCTTGCGGCTCGGCAATGGCCGGCGCCGCCGCGCCGGGATGATCGGGTCTATATCGGCTCCCTTGTCGCGAACATCGAGTCGGTTGTGGAGCACCGCGTCAACGGCGTCGTGTGCCGCTACCAATTGAGCGTGAAGAGCTAGAGCTAGTTCGCGCGATGCAGCCTGAGACGATGGAGCAATACCTACAGCGTGGCGGCCGGGTGACGGTTTGCCCGCCCGCTGGCGGCGGCGATGTAGGCCGGCGCGTCGGAATCGTGGGGGGTTCTGTTCGGAAGTCCGGGGGCTGGATGGTATGGATTGAGTTTGGCGGGGGCAAGATTGCCGCGCGAGAAGCCGACAGTTCGATGGCCCGTAAGCCGAAGCGCGATACCCGGGTCGAGTTCGAAATTCGATACGAAGGTGCGGTGAGATTTGCGGCGAAGCTGACGCCGGCCCCCTAAAATGTGCGCCCGGTCACGTAGTTTCCCCAATCCTCCATCAATTTGCGGCGCTTATCGAGTAGATCGGATCGCTGATAGGATCGCTCGACGGCGCTGCCAACCAAATGGGCAAGCGACATTTCGGCGTGTTCGCGCGGCCTGTCGTGATCGGCGCACCATGTCCGGAAAGTTGTTCTAAACCCGTGAACCGTGACGCCGGGCCGGATGCGCTTAAGGGCAACTTGGACTCCGGATCGATTCATTACCTTGTCGCCATATTTGGCCTGAAATACGAAATCGTTTGTGTTGCTCTTACGCTGCGCCATCAGGCGCAAAATCTCCAACGCAGGGCCGCTGAGCGGTACTCTATGCTCTTCGTCTGTCTTCCCCATACGTTCGGCGGGGATAGTCCACAGGCGGCCCGGAAAATCGATTTCTGCCCATGTGGCGTTTACCGCCTCGCCGATCCGCACGCCGGCTAGGATGATGAAGGCGAGCGCGGCCGCGACGTTGGTTGTGTCGAGCTTTACGGCGGC